AGGAAATCAATGCCGTACTCGCAAACCGACAGTTTGTCGATCCTACCACCTTGCCGAAGTCGGTGGAAAAATCTATTTTTGACAAAACGGCATCTGAACTTGCCAAGGTGAAAAAGGAACTTGGCGAACTCAAAAACAGCAATCTCACCGGCGAGGAAAAGGTGAATGCAGCCATCGCCGCCGCAGAAGCTCGTGAGAAAGAGTTTGCTGCGAAGTCAAATCGTCTGGAAGTGGAAAAGTTGTTTATGGCTGACGGCTTGACAGAAGCCGATTATGCAGACTTGATTGACGACATCGTGTCCGATGATGCGGATAAGACGATGAAGCTCGCCAAGAGTTTGCTTGCGGTCGTCAAGAGTCAGAAGTCGGCAGCGGAAAAGGCAGTCCGAGCCGAGTTATTGAAGAAAACCCCTAAACCCCCAGCCGGAGAACCCGGTAACGAGGGAATGACAAAGGAAAAGTTCCGCAAACTCTCCCCCAAGGAGCGTTACGACTTCTCCGTGAACAATCCCGAAGAATACAAGAAACTATACGGAGGTAATGAATAATGGCACATCAGCTTTATGAAAATTTCTTCCTCTCTAACGAGGTAGAAGATCAGTTCAATTCCCATTTGGACTTGCAGTCTTTCTGCACTATTGACGACTCCCTGGAGGGTGTCGCCGGTATGAAGCGTATCATCAACACCTACCGTGCTACTGACGGCACGGAAAAGCTCACCATTGGTGAGGGTAACACCAAGGCAATCGAAGTGTCCTTGACCACCAAGGAATACGAGATCGCCCTCGCCCAGAACAGATTTAAGTACTATGACGAACAGGCAATGCAAGATCCTATGCTCGTGCCTGTTGGTATGAAGCACGCTGGTACTGATATGTTCAACACCGTACAGGGCGACATCTACGGTGAGTTCAACAAGACCGGTATCGAAGTACCCTGTACTGCGTTCGATTTCGATGCGTTCGTAGATGCGGTTGCCGCTCTCGACCTCGAAAATGACGAGGAAGTTACCATTTTCGCTTTCGTCTGCCCCAAGGACAAGGCGAAGATCCGCAAGGCTCTGAAAGACGACCTCAAGTACATCGAGGCATACGCAAAGACCGGCTACATCGGTACTGTTGCCGGTGTCAACCTCTACACCAAGAAGAACGCTACCGAGGGTACTATCATCGTAGCTACCAAGGAAGCGGTTACTATCTTCACCAAAAAGGGTGTCGAGGTCGAGCAGATCACCAAGAATCAGCGTTCTGAAACCGCTGCCAATGTTCGTGAGAACAATGTCTTCTCTCGTAAGTACTACATCGTGGCACTCACCAACGAGAGCAAGGCTATCCGACTCAAGATCGGAGCGTAAGATTGGAGGTGGCATAAGTGGCAGACAGTTACAAACTTACTAAACTACGGCTAATGGTCGGGGCGAACGCAAGCGAGGACGACTTGCTACTTATGTACCTCACCGATGCCGAAAGAGCGATCCTCAACCACCTTTATCCTATGGACGAAGATGTCGCTCATACTCTCCCTACCAGATATGAGTCCCGACAGGTTGAAATCGCTGCCTATCTCTATAACAAGAGAGGTGCAGAGGGCGAAACATCGCACAACGAGAACGGTATCAGCCGCTCCTATGAGAACGGCTCGATACCCGACTCGATGCTCTCCGACATCATTCCTTATGGGAGCGTGATTTCGTGAAAGAGCTGGAACGCAATAAGCGTACCGTTTATTACGCTCTGTTCAATAAGAACGAGCCTATCCTTGATGAAGACGGTAATGACACAGGCGAAGAAAAACCTACTTACTTCGCCCCTGTCGAACTCCGTATCAATGTTTCACCGGCTCTCGGCGAGAGTGCGACTCGTCAGTTCGGTGATGTTGTGGACTATGATCGTACCCTCGTGATTTGCGATATGACATTGCCTATCAACGAGCAGACTGTATTTTGGATTGACGAAACCGACACGACCAAAGCCTTTGACTACACGGTCAAAAAGGTTGCGGCAAGTCTTAACTCGCTTCTCATAGCGGTTAAGAAAGTGGAGGTAACAGTCGGTGCATAAGATCACAGTTTCGCTCGGAAATATAGACGATGCTATTCGTCAGATCGAGGAATACGAGAAAAAGGTACAACAGAACATCAAGGAATTTCTTTCTAAACTGTTGGAGGCTGGTGTTGATATTGCCCGAGCCAAGATTATGGAACTCGGTGCGATTGATAGTGGAGAACTCCAAAACAGTTTAGCCTTTACCCTCTACAAAGAGGGCAACAAAGGCATTTTATTCACCGACTGCCTACACGCTTGCTATGTCGAGTTTGGTACAGGTATCAAAGGATCGGCAAGTCCTCACCCCACGCTCCCCTGGGAGTACGATGTCAACGGACACGGTGAAGACGGCTGGTATTACTACGATACCGAACAAGGTCGAGTGCGGTTTACCAAGGGTATGCCCTCACGACCGTTTATGTATGAAACTGCGAAAGAGCTGGAGCGGAAAGCAGTCGAGATCGCAAGGGAGGTATTTTCACGATGATCGACATTGAAAATATGCTTTTTACCAAAGTGAAGAATGACCTACCCAAGACGGTCAAGACAGGTGCGATGTACGCAAAGTCGCAGAGTGAATTTCCCTATGTAACTTTGGTCGTAGTGGACAATACGGTGTACGAGCCGTTCATCGACTCCGCAAGGATTGAGAACGCTGCTGACATTATGGTCGAGGTCAATGTGTATTCAAACAAAACCTCTGGTAAGAAAGAGGAATGTAAACAGTTGATGAAAACCATTGACAAAACTCTGTCCGGGCTGAATTTAGTCCGTACTTTCTGTCAGCCGACACCGAATTTGGAAGATGCGACAGTATATCGTATGACCGCTCGGTACAGAGCAATCGTTGACAAGAATCTGATGATTTACAGGAGGTAAGGTCTTATGGAAAAGACTACTATCAATACTTTTTTGATGCACTCTGCCACCAAGGACGGCGAGTTCAAAAAGCTCGTGGACATCACCAGTTACCCGGACATCTTTACTGCTCCCGAAAAGCTCGACATTTCTGATATGTCCAGCAAGCAGAAGAAGTACACTCCCGGTATGGTCGATCTTCCCGACTATGAGTTCGGCTTTATCTACAACAAGGCTGCCTATGATGCGGTCAAAGCGTTGGAGGGCAAAGAGGGCTTTTATCAGCTTCGCTTCGGTGCGAACGGCGAATACGGTGCGTGGGCTTGGACTGGCGACATCTTCGCTACTCCTACCGGCGGCAGCGTGGGTGCTGCTCGTGAGGCGAAAATCATTTGTTACCCGGCTGGCGAAGTTACAGCTGTAACCGTTGCCGCTGCCGGTAACTAATCGGAGGTAATCTATTATGGCTGCAAAACAGATTTTCCTTAACCACGAGGGCAAGCGTTACACCCTCGAATACAATCGTAACAGTATCAGACAAATGGAGCGACAGGGCTTCAAGATCAACGAGTCTGACGGTATGCCTATGAGTACCGTTACCTCCTTGTTCGCCGGTGCTTTCATTATGCACCACCGCAATGTCGATCCCAGAACGCTTGATGCGATCTACGATTCCATTCCTAAAAAGGAAGAGTTCCTCGAAAAACTTTCGGAAATGTATAGCGATCCTATGCTGGCACTCGTGAGCGAGCCGGAAGAAGACGAGGGAAACGCAACTTGGGAAGCGAGCTGGTAAGCCCAGCTTCCCATTTGTCTTATACAGAACAGTTTGAGGAGCAGTTTCCGTACTATCTTTCTATCGGAATGTCTTACGAGCAATTCTGGGAGGGTGATTGCTGGCTGCCGAAATACTATCGTGAAGCCCATAAATTGCGTATCAAGCGTGATAATGAGCAAGCGTGGTTAATCGGTCGCTATGTCTATGATGCCGTATGTGCTGCATCGCCCTTACTTCACGCATTGGCGAAGAAAGGTACAGAGGCTCACCCCTATCTCGAAAAACCCTATCCGTCCTCTATGGAGGAAGCACGAGAGCGTGAAATCGAGAAACTGAAAGAGGCTGCGGAGGGCTTCCGAGCGTTTGTTGAGGCGAAAAACGCACAATTACGCTCAAAGGAGGTGGACAACGATGCCAACGAATATAGACCAATTACAGATTGAGG